TTTTTAGGCTCCGGCCCTATTCGGATTAGGTAGAACCTGGCGAGCCCCAGACACCTAACGGATCGGAGACTCCAAATGAATATCTTTCTCTTGCTTTGTACTTGAAGTTGCCGGTATCGAAGTCGCCCTCGTTAGAGGTCTTGATGCCGACGCGTACAAAGTGACGCATGGAGTTTGGAATGTCGGTCTTTACGAACCAAGCATTCGGGTCGGTCAGGAAGTGGTTGATACGGAAGTCTTGCCCGTAAGTACCCATCGCCTTGATGGCGTTGATGTCGTTGTCAGCAGTGCTGACGCGGAGATCAGAACCAAGGGCGCGCTTGGCGGTGAACTGAAGTGCGGTTGGCACAATCAGTTGCTTGCCGACGGCTTGGATAAGCAAACCACGTTCGTCAACCCAGCCCGCAATTTGAATGGCAGCAGCTTCGAGAGCCGTTTCGTTCAAGTCTACAGGAGTGGTTGGACGGTTCGAGTTGGTTGCACCAGAAGCCGTTGGGTGGTTGGTTGCGAACAAAGTCACACCGTCGCCGCCGTTGAAGCTGGTGAAGCCCCGGTTGATTGGGTCCATAGCGCGAATTTGCTTGGTGTTCGCCATCGAACGCGCCATAGCTTTCGTCATGCGTTGGGCCATCGAGACATACAAGTTGTCTTCGAGAGCTTCTTCCGTGATGCGGAAGCCCATGGCGATCGTGACGTGATCGTAGCGAGCGGTGAACGCTTCACCTGCACCATCGTCATAGCTGACGGCAGCGCCTTCTTGCTTCAGTTCTGCGTTACCCAAGAGCACCAGCTTGGTGTCTTCTTCGAAAGCTTTCTTCGAAGTCGAGGTCTCATAGAAATGAGTGTGCTCTGGAGCATAGGTCTTGTAGTCAGCACCGAACAGTACGTTCAGGCCGGGTACAAGTTGTTTTTGTTGGTCGGCGCGTGAAAAAGCCATTGATCAATACTCCCTATGCGCGTTCAAAGATGTGGCAACCTTGGTTGATGCGGACAAGAACGTCCACAAAACCGGAGCCATTGGTGTTGTCAGGCAAGGTAGCGATGTCGATGACCTTGAGAGGATTGGTCGTCGCAGCGCCCGACGCAATGTCGAGAGCAGCGGTTGAACGACCAGTGGCGGTGTTACCTGAACCGAAGTTCAGCAAGCCGTAGCTGGTGCCGACAGCGGCAACCGCGTTGAAGTTAGCGGTCGAAGCCTGAACGCGATACAGAACTTCTGGATCGTGCGAGACATAGCCAACTGCGCCGGTTACTGCCAAGCCGTTTGGCCAAGAGTCTGCATATTGACGGTTGCCCGAGGCGTCCACGTAGGAACAACCTTGGAACACGCCGACATACAAGTCTGCTTTCGAAGAACCGAAAGTGGCGCTAGATACTGGAACCAAGTTGCCAGCGTTGACGCGAACGGGAGTACCCTTGAACATACCGGCAGCGCCGGATGCAATTGGGAACTCACGCTGTACGCCAGCGCTTGAGGCATCGTTGGCCTGTTTGACGGGGATGAGCCCGTATGGTGCGGCGGTCAAAGCCATGATAGTGCTCCATCAAAAGATGGGTGCCTATCACCCATCCATAGAAGTTGAAGTTCGAAACTTGCGCTCCTCGACTGCCAATGGCATCTTCGAGTTGCTTTCACCCCGCATACGTGCGTCTTCGGCGCGAATCTTGTTGCGTGCTTGCTGATCGTAATAGCGGGCTCGGGCTTCAGCTTTAGCCTTCGGCATCTTGCAGGCGATAAGACCGCCTAACTCAATGAGGTTCGAAGTGCTGTCGTTTCGTCCATGCAGCCCACATTGGCGGGCTAGATCACGATACTGACTGTCGGAAGCGTCGAGCGGTTCCCAACCTTCACGCATTTGAGATGATACGTTAGCAGCATCTTGAGCGCCAAAGATGGAGGCTCTTACCCAGCGAGCGACGTAACCGTCCTCAACTCTGATCTCAGGGAGATGCGCCTGAGGGGTGTAAACGTATTCTTCTTCGGCATCGCGGGTAGTGGCATCGCGGGATAGAAGATAACTATCGTCGTCATCTTCTACTTCGCCAACATTGTCAAGTGCCAATGTTTCATTTTCTTCTGCCAAAAGTTCAGCTAGGCTCTTTTTGCGGGTCATGTGGACTTTCCTTATTAAAGAGATTTTGCGTATTCGGCTGCATAGGCTTCAGGCGTAATGCCTAGCTCATGCGCCAAGTTGATTTGTGCCGGCGTCAAACGAATAACTTTCTTACCGTTTGGCGCAGTCCGCATGACAGGCATGGTCGAAGCCGACTTCGAAGGTGCCTTTGGTGGCGGAGGTGCGGCAGGGGGAGGACTAGCAGTCATAGGCGCGGCTCCTACGCGATCAGGGAATGTAGCTCGCATCATGGCCGAGATACGATCAAGGGTATCTTTTCCACCGCGTGCCATGCCGTATTGAGTGACGAGAAGTTCTTCGGCTTGGATCGCGGTGTCGCGGAGTTGAGTGTCTTCGTTAAACCATTTGTTAGCTGCAATCCACTTTTGCGTGTGGGCATCAGCATCAGGGTCTACATTCTGCGCGGTCTGTAGCTCGGGCAAAGGCTGCTTGCGTGCAGTCTCAATATCGCGGTCAAGAGCTTCTTGTCCGGGCAGGCCATTAAGCTGTTGCACTACAGTATTTAATTTTGTTTGTAACAAAATTTGCTTGTCGAGATCGCCACTCTCGTTGGCTTCGCGGATTTGCTGCGTGAGAATCTGGGTTTCATTCTCAAGGCTTGCTCGGCCAGAAGACACCGCCGCCCGCGTATATTGCAAACGTTGATCTCGTTCTTGTGCGGCACGATCTTTCATCATACGCGCGTATTCAATTGCCGCTTTAGCTTCTTGCTGTGCCAGTTCTTTGGCGCGCCGTTCGGCATTGGCTTTAGCGTGAGCAGACTTGATGCGCTTTTGAACGCTCATGTCATACTTTGCTAGTTCATCTTCGGTTGGGTCTTCGTCTGTCGAGTCCGGTTCTGCGACCGGTTTACCTTCGTCAGCTTCGCCTTGACTAAAAGGGGTTTCGCCGACTTCGACCTGAATATCGTCTAGTTCGAAGTCCGCTTCTTGGGTGTCGTTTTCAAAATCGTCGATGTCATCCATGTGAGCACTTACGCCTTTCTGATTTCGGAGGGGTCTTCGACCGTTGCCTGCACCGCGTCATCATTGATAAGGCGGAACTCGTAAATTTTCCCGTCATCGCCTTTGATCTTCATGCGGCTTCCTGAGAAAGACTGCACGAGTACCCACTGGCCGGGTTCGCAAGAAGGGCCATTAGGGAACCGGCGATGATCTTGATAAGCGGCTGGACCCATAGCGACAACATAGACCACAGGTGAAGCGCTCTGGCTTAGGTCACGTTCTTTGTCAGGGAGGTAGATGCCGCCATTTGTTTTTTCTTCTGCGGTCGGAACCATCACAAGAAGTTTATGGCCGACAGGTTTAGGAATGCGCGGGTCTTGCGTGACTGACAATAGGTCTGGCACGTCCCGCGTATTAGCTGCGGAGGTCAGCATGTTTATTCGTCCTCTGTTTCTTCTGCTAATTGGAGATCGGAGATGATCTCGTGCAACTCTCGTTCAAGCGAGAGAAGTTCTTTGTATTGGCCGCACATGTAGTGATACTTGTTCAGGTCTGTGATACCCGCCAAGATAACTTGTTCCATGCTGGCTTTGCGTTCTTCGATATGTTTACGCAACTTGTCAGTGGCTACGCTCATTCAGAATCTCCTTTAATGTCTTTGACCGAAGCAGTGCGTTCTTTAAGCTGTTCAGCGGCCTGCTGAACTTTTGCAGCTTGAATACCCGCTTTTGTTCCCTCAACGCGGTCGGTCTGGAGAATTTTCTCAGCCTCAATTCCAAGCTGAACCTGTCTGTCTGCGGCAGCATTTGCGTTCTCCGATTGAATGCGCATCATCTCGACTTGCGCAGAAAGCTGTGCAGCTTCTCCGCGGGTCTCGTCTTGACGCAGTGCAATCTCTGCACGAAGCTGATCAGCTTGGTTTTGCTGCTTGAGCTTTTCCGCCTTAAGCTGGAGATCAGCTTCCTTGAGCGCCAACTCTTGTTTCTGTAGCTCGACGATCGGGTCAGGCTGTGGCTCTTGCTGCTGCGCGGCTTGACCAAGTGGAGGCAGTTTGACTTGAGCAGCCATTTGTGCCAGTTGGTTTTCGATGTCAGCGGGTAACGGCTCGCCTGGTGGTGGAAGCTGCATACCCATTTGCTCTGCCATCATCTGACGGTATTGGAACGAGATGTGTTCAGCCAAGTGAGCTTGCGCTGCGGCAATGATTGCAGGGCCGTTCTGTGATTGGCCAACAAACGCTTGGATACCGGGGTTCTCCATTGCCATCATGTGGACAGCAATGTGGGCAGCATGGTCTTGATCCATGTAAGCCTGAACAGATTGTCCCATAAGCAGGGCTTGGTTCTCGCTGATCGGATCACGCTTTGGCGTATCGCCGGCACGCGGGATAAGCGTGTCTACGTCTTCAACGCCAAGGTTACGCATGACGCGGCGGTGAAGTTCTGCTTGATCATAGAGATCAGGCTTCTGTGCGGCTTGTGCTGTGATAGCTTGGTCGCGCAAGATACGCATAGCTTGGGTCGAGGCAGACGGATCAGCGACGCAGACGATGCCGACAGGGATGCGGAAGTCTTCACCCTTGTCAAACTGTCCACCTTCAGTCTCGTAAGCGTAAGGACCGCTCTCGTGCTCGCCAATCAGGCGTGCCACGATGTTGAGTTCGGTAGCAACGGCGTCGGCAGCACGAGCTTGCACGGCGCTCATTACAGACAGCGCACGTTCAAGCACTGCCATCATAGCGCCAGTTGCGGAACCTGTAGCGTCGGAGGCTTTAATGTCGGCGGCAGAGGCGAGTTTCTGCCCCATCTCTGTCAAGCCTTGCAGCAATTGCAAAGACGTGGAATCGACAGGTTTTGACGGCATAAACTGGATATGATCGCCAATTTTAGACCCGTCGATCGTCTCAATATCACGGAACTCGCCCGGTTGGATGGGGTCATCGTTGCGTGAAATCTTCAACCCGCGGGATTTGAAGCCAGAAGGTACGTTATTGAGCGTACCTGCGTCGATCATTTGCTGGAGAAGCGCAGTTCCGGCTTCAGTCAACCCGCCGATAATGTGAATGAGCCCGAGCGGCATACCCCACGGTGAGGGGATGTAGCTATATTCGCTGAAATGCTCTAGCGGTTTCTTGAACTCGTCGTCTTCACGCCAGTTTCGCTTGATCGAGCGGATCGTTTGAGTCTCTTTATCGACAACAACGATGAAAGGGGCCGGAACTTCTGGTTCTTCGCCACCAAACAGGTCTTCGCTATCCAGATATGTGTAGATTTCGTAGACTGTGATGTCTTTATCCAGGTAATTTTTGGTTAAACCAAGCGCTTCTTCGTTCGTATCGTCGGTCGAATTGGAAGTCGGGTAGCCTTGTGGGTCTGGATCGCTAATCCAATCCTCTGCATGTGAGATAAAATTCCACTGGGTCTCAGTTAAGGTCTGCCGGTGGGCGTATCTGTCGCACTCATAGAGGGTTGCTGCGCCATATTGCCGGATAATATCGGTTGCCGGTACGAATTTTGCCTCGTTTTCGCCGCGTGCAGGATTGCGCCTGATCTTCCGATAGGCCGCGCCGCCAAAGGCAGTGGCTAAAAGTGTCTGTTCGAGCCCTGTTTTATAGGACTTCATGACGTAACAGGTCTGGTAATTCAGTTCGTTCTTGATACGGGTGGCGTGAGCGAGGCGTTCTGCGCTCTGCTTACCAAAGACCTTGACTTCTGCCGGACCTGAAGGTGGCATGATCTCGCGGATCGTATCAGATTGATAGCGAACTGCGGCGTCTAGGATCAACGGATGCTTGACAGCAGACGCACCTGGCCAAGGTTCGTTCTTTTCTTCGAGCTTGAGGTTAAGGAGTTTCATCCCTTCTTCAAGCAGCTTGGTCCAGTCGTCGCGCGCTTGGTCGTCAGCTTCTACCAGTTCGATCAGTTCTTGACCGAGCTTGTCTGCGGTGTCTTTCTTCAGGCGATGCGCGAAGTTGTAAGTGTGCGGAAGCTGGTCAAACGGAATAAGATTGTCGTCGATCTCGACTTCAGCAGCAACGACATTGCCTTCAGTGTCCATGATGAAGGTCAGCGCAGGCTGTTCTTCGTCTTCACCAACCTCAATTGACAAGTCTTCAACAGCCGAATCTTCGACAGGCAGGTCTTGCATAAGCGAGCGTATAGATTCGACCAAAGCAGAAGTTCCTTACGATGTGAGGTATCTATGCCACAGTGTGACATTTACCGTCAACCCCCATGGCATAACACGAAAAATGTTATGCTAGTAAAACTTACGACGCAATCTAGAACGGACCAAGGGCTCATCTTCATCGTCGTCTTCGGTCGCCTCGCGATGGCGAAATTCGTTTATCTGGCGCTTAAGCAAATCAAGTGCCGCAGTAGAGCTATCAACTAAGTCATCTGCACTACCTGCTGGAAATTCTGAGAATTGTTCTATGACGAGGTTCGTATCTGGTGCCGGCACATAGCGAATAAACCCTGCCTTGAACAAATCAGTAACAGCGTTTACGCGCGTGATCTTATCGACACCACTCTGTGCTTTAAACTCAACAACTGGAACACCGGCAACGCGCATCTCTGCCATCAGTGGGCGACCAGATGCTTGGGATTCAATAATCACATAATCTGGTTTCCATTCTTTATAGAGTTCTTTCGCGCGTAGCTTAAGCTCTGGAAACTCGACACGATCTTGCCAAGCGTGGAGCAGAACAAGCGCAGGGCGGTTCTCGACTTCCGTTACACCCCATGTCGTACAGGCTGAAGGGTTAGCGTGTTTCTTTGCAGAGTGTGCCGTGTCCCATGACTGAACGACAAAGCTACAGCGCGGTGGTGGTTTGGTTTCACCTGGTTCTGTCCACGGTATCCAGTCGCTAGGCTTGACCATAGCTTGTTCGACTGAAGTTGGCTGCTGCATGTATTGCGCATTCCAGCGCATCATGCCGATGTTATCTTTAACTTTGTTGAGTTCTTCGAGAGACCAATACTCAGGCCATAATGGATTACCGCTCGGCAGAATAGCGGGCATCTCAACGACAGTCCACTCGCCGTCTTTGTCGTCAGCAAGGACGCGTCCAATGAGGTCGCGCTTACTCCACCGCGTGGCGACCACGATCAAAGCCCCGTTTGGTTGAAGACGTTGCCGGATACTGGCTTTGTACCACTCGTAGGTAACGTCATAAATCTCTGGACGCACAAGACCGATAACGGCTTCACGCTCGTCATGTGGGTCATCCACGATTCCGAGATTCGCGCCGCGCCCGGTAGCTGTACCGCCGACACCGACCGCATAGTACTTGCCTGATTTCGTGGTAGCCCAATCGCCTTTAGCAGTAGATGATGGGTCAAGTTTTGTCTCGGGGAATATCTCTTGATACTCGGGCGACATGAGAAGTGAACGCACTGCCGCACCAAACTGATCAGCAAGTCCTTTAATGTTACAGGCTTGAATAATCTTGCGA